ACAGTCCGCCGTTCTACCGACTGAACTACAGAGGAATCGTGTGAACGAGGCGCATAATACTGACCTCGCTACGGCGTGTCAACAGTAAAATTAGCACGCTTTTTCAAGTGGTTAATTAATCCCCAAAATGGAGGATCAGTGAACCTGCGCAGGGTCAAATGGGTCATCGTCTTCGTTATCACGAAGGCGTTGCAGAGGGTCCTGCTGATAGAACTGGCAGAAACGTTGCCACAGCGCGGGGAACCGTGGCGCAAAGAGTTCCGGGGCGCTGAAGAAATATTCTGACAGGACCGCAAAACATTCCGCCGGATCGCTCGCCGCATAGGCATCAATGCTCGATGCCGTTTCACCCACCAGATCAATTTCATCCTGAATATTGTTCATTGCGGCGTGCAGGTCATGCTCCCAACTGGCGACTTCCCGCAGAGGAATCAGCGGGATGCCGCTGGCGCGATCGCCATTACGCATGTCCAGCTTATGGGCAACTTCATGAATAATCAGGTTAAACCCGGAGGCGTCGAAGGAGTCCTGAATATCCAGCCAGTTCAGGATGATTGGTCCTTGCTGCCAGCTTTGTCCGGACTGAACAACGCGCTGGTTGTGGACCAGACCAATATCATCTTCCCATTCGTCATCGACGACAAAGGGCGCAGGGTAGATCAGCACTTCATGGAAGCCATCCAGCCATTCGATACCCAGTTCCAGAACCGGCAGACAGAAAAGCAGGGCGATGCGCGCGCTTTTCAGCGAGTCGAGTTCGAAACCCTGAAGGGCGACCAGCCTTTTTTGTTGCAGGAATCGCTCTGCCAGCGCAATGAGTCTGGCTTGTTCTTGCGCGGTCAGGGTCACAAGCAGGGGGATTGCAAGGGCTTCCTCCCACTGAGCAGACTCATTTTGTGCGGTGTCTTGTGCTTTCCAGGGCCACTTAATCATCGATTTGCTCGCAAACTCGTCACTTGAACAAAATTGAAGGGACAGGGTCTGTTAAAATGCCAAATTACCTGGCATGATGGCAACCATCAAAACGGAGAGATGCCGGAGCGGCTGAACGGACCGGTCTCGAAAACCGGAGTAGGGGCAACTCTACCGGGGGTTCAAATCCCCCTCTCTCCGCCACTATTCAAACACTTACCCTTCCTGTTGTCAGTGACACACATCCCGTTGAGAAAAAATGAGAAAATCCAGTGAGAAAAAATAGCGCCAGAGTAATGTCTGACGCTACGGTGTTAATCACATTTTTCTGTTCAGGGTAGGGCTTATTTTTACCTTTCTGTCGTAAACGAGAACCTGAGATTCTGTTTTGTGCCCACTGAATTTCTGTTTATCTCGTCCCGTACCTTCGTAGTCGGAAATGCCTTTAGCCTTCAGATCATGAAATGTGCAATCCAGAGGCCTTCCGAGATAGTTCGCGGCCGCTGTTCTTGCTTTTCTCCATGCCTCGTTAAACCCCTTGTAAGAGTAACGCTCTCCATACATGGTTTTAATAACTGACCCCGTTTCCCCCCACGACCTGCAAATATCGACTGCCGCGCGCAGGCGATCAGTCCATGCTTTGATTTGCTTAACCCCCGTCTTGCCCTGCTGAATAAAAATTCCTTTATCCATTATCTGTGGCCAGTCCATTTTCAGAACATCGGATACCCTTGCTGCACACAGATAAGCTATTTCCATTGCGGCTTTTACTGGCTCACTGGCGTGTTCATAAATCGCCAGGTATTCTTCGTCTGTGATGTAGCGATCACGCTGTGGTTTGGGAAACTTGTCCACTCCTACACATGGATTTCCAGGAACGAAGCCGCGTTGATAACCCCAGCGATAAACGCGAGACATCGAGCTATGTTCGTGGTTGGCTTGGACACGGCTTTTCTTTCCTCTGGCATCCATGTAGCGTCTGACATGTTCTGGTTTAATGGCTTTAGCCTCAGCCTCACCGAAAACGGCCAGCAGATATTTTTCATGTGCCAGATAGTCTTTCTGTGTTCGCGGGGCTAGATCTGCATAATCCGTGCTGTTGAGGAACTTCTTCCACAATTGGGAGAAAGTAAGAATATTTTTCCTGCCTTCCACCACCTTCTCGAAAGCGATCCATACCTCTGATTTTGAGGCGCCGGCAGGTGCCAGTTTTTCTGTTGTTCCACCTGGTTTCCAGTAGTAACCAGAAGGGCGAAAGAAAACGCCCTTTGGCATCCACTCGTTACCGGGTGCGCGTTTGCGACCCATAATTTCACTCTATTGCGTTAAAGTTCATGCCCGGAGTGGGCAGGGACCCTGCTGGTGGATTTAACCTGAATGGGTGATTTATATGATACCAGGTTGTTTTTACTGCACCGTCCCGGCGTTCAATGAAATAAATACCATTCTGGGTTAAGACTTCTTTTTGCCGAGCCTTCTGTGGTGATCCAGTAGCTTCAGCAAGTTCATCATCAGTCAGGAAGCGATCGCTCATGAGTCGTTCTCCACTTAGCCCGGCTGCACCCGGGCTGTAACATCAAATATCAGTGCTGGTGGTCGGAATCAATTTCTGCCAGATTGCGGACACGTATTTTGCCTGATGGCGAGCATCGGCCAGGGCATTATGCATGTCACCATCGAATGGCATGTCTTGCTTTGGATCGAATCCTATTGTGCGACCGAGGGTTACGATTGTTCGAACGTCGTGATCATTCCAGAAAGCCCACGGGCAGAGTTGACCGGCACGCTCAAATGCTCCACGCAAAATAACATTGTCAAAGTTGGCACCGTTTCCCCAGACCTTCATATATTTCGGGTTGTCGGCGTGCCGGACAATAAACTGATCCAGTTCTGAAAGTGCATCGGAGATCGGCATTACATCATCAACGCAAATTGCCGCCCGCGCTTCTGCACTTTGTTTCATCCACCAAAGAATAGTATCGCCATCAGGAACTGCGCCTGACTCCATAGCACTTTCGAGGCTGACTACCGCATAGAACTCGGGACCTAATTCACCGGATTGAGGGTTAAAGAAAACAGCACCCATTGAAACGATCGGCGCATTTGGTTTTTTACCCATAGTTTCGAGGTCGATCATTAAGTTGTTCACGTTATAAGGTCTCCTGTTTTGGTGCTGCTGCAAAATGCTCTACACCTTTAGCCCAGATTGCTTTGATGTTCGTCCAACTGACAGGCACTGAAATTTCAATTCTTCCGCTACCGTCGCACGTTTCGCATTCATCATCACCAAAACACTCTGGGCAGTTTATAAATTTCGTTTCTGAAAACTCACCGGACAGCACATTTTTTGCGCCGTTCTCAGCGGTTAGTTTCTTCGGGACCAGCACGTAACCATCCGGAGCTACCGGAGAGTTGCTGGGCAGAAACTTGGCGTTTTTAGCCACAGAATCCAGTTCTGGTGCTGGTTTGATGCTGGGCAGCAACTCATCACGATTACTTACAGGTTGGCTACCCTGAAGCAGCGCGGCGCGCTTTAAGCCATTTTTCGGACTGCAACCCGCATGATTTCTGGATTCTACGGTGGCGCAGTTGTCGAGCATGGCGGCGCGGCAGGCGTTCAATCCGTGGTCAAACTCAGACGTGGTATTGCCGTCTTCGTCGCGTTTTTCTTCCGGCACTGGCGGGGCGGTGTAGAGAACCAACTGACGGCGAGGGTCCGCAAATTTATTAGCGTCACTGCCAATACTGAATAGGTAGCCGCTGCCGCCATTATTTGCATCACGCAATTCATCCTCATCAGTCCACGCCACCGGCTCAGCGGTAAGCGATGCCAGCGCGATTTCCAAAACTGCAATATCCATCTCGTAGGTGCGAACGTTTTCAGGGTCATTCGCGCCCGGAATGCACTGCCGCTGTGATTCAATGGTCCCTTCTGCGTGTGCGATCAACTGTTCTTTGGTGAATCTGGTAATAGTGGTCAGAGATAAATTGCTAATTCGTTCTGTTTTCATGATTTAATCCGCCACTCTGCGAAGGTTAATTAATTGTGTAGCCATGCTCTGAGTAACCTCAAATTTATTTGCGATCTCTTTTACCCTCATCCCCTCCAGTCTTAGTAACTTCATTAATTTAACGTCTTCATCAGGGTATTTAGTTAAATGATGTTCATTTCCCCGACGCTCATGTTTATTCGTTAAATTAAGTACATATGCCTTTTGTCTTATTGCGGCAGGTGTTTTTCCGAGTCTGGTTGATAAATGCGAAATATCAAATTTGTGATAGTTCTGTTTAAGATATATTTTTTCCTCATTACTCCACATATTTATTCTCCCATACCGATGCCAGCGGCTGTTCTGGCGTAAACAATAACGCCGTCATCAGGGCGCTTACGCGGTAGATAAATCCCCGGTCTTGGCCATAGGGCAATGAATCGAGACTCGCTGCGCTCAAGTCTGTGAAATGCCCTCTCGCTCATAACACCAACCGGACGCAACGCCTCTTTCTCTGCCTCCAGTTCTGCTATTTGATTCTCTGCTGCGTAGAGTTTGCGCTTCAGTTCTACGTTTTCCTCAGAAAGAGATACCGCTGCCTCCCAATTAACGATCCCCTCATGGCAGGCCTCCTGATATGCCGTCAGCACAACATCAAACAGATTGCCATCCTGTAGCTGCTTAGCCAGTTCAGGCTTCCAGGCTACGCAGTCATCATCAGGGTCCTGCATGTTGTAGACGTAAGTATCAAAGGCACCCATCAAGCGCCCGAATCCACCTTTGTCGTCTACCAGCACTTGCCAGGCACGGAGAAGAAACAGTTTTTGATTACGATCTAAATCCGTCCGGGATAGTTCATCGGCAATAATGCTGATTTCACTACCGTGCCAGCGAGCGTCATTCCGTTGTGCCGCATGAAACAACTTCCAGAAATACTCGGTTTCTTCCTGGTCCGGGCGGCATTGCTTCAATGTATGGACTGTCATGCTGCACGCTCCTGTTTTGATTTGCGCAGCGCCTCTTTGTAACTGGCCTTTGCCGATTTTTTGGTGTCGCACCACTCGCCTTCAACATCACGGCGCGGATATCCATACGCCGCGTCGTATGAGCAGCGGTACATCCGGCATTTACCATGTCGGTTATATTCGACTTCTGGACGCTGGTAGCCCAACAACCATTCACTGAATGACAGGCAGCTATCTGCATCCAGATAATCTTCGTATCGTGTCTTATTCTTTGGCTCTGGCAGCGCAGCAATCGCTAACTCTTCGCCTTTATCTGTGACGTGATAGAGAACGCCACCGCCAACGAAATCCGGTGCAGGCCGAGAAGTTGCACAACCATCAGCAACAAGCGCTTGCCACTTCGAGTTGTCCGTATGACCGTCGCCAGCGAGGAAATAATTGCGGTACGGCGTCCTATTGCGCTCGTTGATACCCAGCGCGTGCTGCATGAGTGCTATTCCGGTGCTCATTGTGCGGTCTCCCGGCGAACTGCCAGTAAAAGCTGGTTAAACATCAGCGTCAGAGGATTACTGCAGCCGAATGGCAGATCGTTGACGCGGTATGTTGGTGCACCACCACGAACGCCAGTTTTTACGATGTGCCCAGTGGTGTAGAGTTGCGATAGTGCGCCGGCCACGACAGGTGTCCTTCTGTGCAGCGCTTTAGCAATATCGCTGCTGGTGGTATTGGGATGAGCCTGGACGTATTCGAATACGGTCATTGCACATTACCTTCACGTTGCTGATCCAGCCGAGCCAGTGACTCGGTTAACGCTGCATAGGTTGCTTCCAGTCGTGTTGCGACCTCTTTCATAAGCCGCCCATGCTTTGCTGGTAGTTCCGGTACGGAGGCATGCGCCTCCGCAACGAGCTCTTTTACTTTCAGGCGGCGCATTGGCGCAGCTCCATCAGTTCATTGAACCGGTTAATGAACAGGCCTAAGGCCTGGCCGGGGCGCAAAGGATGAATTTCGAATAAATCCGTTGGTGGAATACCTTCCAGAATCGGCCATATGGAGCCGTCGTCGATATCCAGATCCCGGCGTTCGGTCGCGAGCATGGTCAGGTCGGCATATTTAACGAGGTATGTCTCGTCGAGCGGCAGGCCGAATTTCAGGCGGATTAGTTGATCAGTGCGTGTCTCGATCAGGCGGTAATCTGGCAACAATGCTTTCAGCGGGGCAGGGATGTCCAGGCAGTACGCCTCTGCGGCATCATGCATCAGCGCTTCAAAGGCGAACTCTGGCTCCACGAGTTGACTGCACAGAACGGAATGCTGCGCCACGCTGTAAAATTCCGACAGGTGCCCCGCGAAGCGGCAGATATTTGAAAGCGCACCGGCGATATCTTCGATATCAATATCGTCAATGGTGGAGTTGATATAATCGAACTTCTTACCGGAAAGAGTCTGGATAAAACTCATCGTTAGTTCTCCTTAATTGGTGCGCTGCACCGCACGATTTTTGGTTGCACGAATCCCTCGCCAGATGGCGATATATAAAGGAATTACGCTTCAATAAATCCCCGCGGCGCCGGGGATTTAATGCTGAGCAATTACGCTTTAAAGTTACCGATGAAGGTTTCTACTGATTCACCGTCGAATTTACTGACCAGCAGATCGCGAAACTCGTTGGCGATCGCTTCTTCCTGGGCTTCCAGTTGGACGATACGCAGAACAAAGCACGGCTCATCACCAGTCAGCAGGCTGTTACGCAGACTAAAGCGGCGCTCGCCAAGCCCTTCATACGGCACACACTTGAACTCGAACGCCACCGGCATGACATCTTTGCTGCTGGCTTCGACGCTTTGCATGAGTGAACGTTTACCTGCGAAGTCACCCGTTTCATGATCCTGCTGGGTTGCCTGCTGGATAGTGATACGGCGTACAGCCTGGGCGGCCTGGGAAATCTGCATCGTATTGCCATCAGCATCGAACGCCAGCAGATAATCGCTCCAGTCTTCCAGCCATTCTGCGATTTGCTTTTGCTTCAGACGTTGACCATCGATCTGCAACAGCGCGCGGAACGGGGCTGTTTTCTTCAGGGTAATTGCGGCAACGTTATCGGCATGTCCTGGATTTTTCAGGGAGCCAATATTGAATACCGAGCGGGCGGTCATGTTGTCAGCGTCAATAAAGCAACGGGCGGGTTCGTCGGCGCTGGCGTAACCCTTCGAGTAACGAGCGAAGTCGTCAATGCTGGTCGTGGTCATTGCGCCGCGAAAGCGGAAACGCTCCAGAGAAAAACGCTCGAGGCTTTCAACGCTGGTTCCTTCTGGCAACAAAGCGGTAGGGCATTCCAGATCCTGAATATCATTCAGGTGGTAGCCAGAAAGGACCAGGTCTTTTACCTGCTTAAATGCACCGCTGTCTAACTGAGACATAGAAATTCCTTATTAACTGATGATCGAAGTGGTATCAGTGAATTTGTTGCTGCGGATCACTGAGCCGCTTTAAGCTTTCCGTCCACCGTGCCGGTGATCCCGAACAGTTGCCCCTGATCCTCCTGGAGGATGGTGAGCTTCCCGCCTTTGTTGACCCACATAGGGGTTTCGGTTGTGTCCTCTTCAGACGCTTTACCGCGCGGCGTCGGGGTGCTGTAGTTCAGCTTGTGCTTGATCTTGACGCGCTTCTCTTCGACGGAATTACCCATACGCTCAAAATCAAAGGTGAGGACTACCTTGCCTTTGTTGCCGTTGTTCAGAACGCCGAGCGCGGTGGTATTCAGCGCTGCGGCGATCTTGTTCATGAACACGCCGGCATCCAGTTCGCCCAGGAAATCGGGCACTACGGTCATGCGGTCATTACTCATCGTTCTAACCCTCGAGTTGGCGGTAGCGACCGCCAGTTAGTTTCTCCACAAAACAGACAAGAGCACCTGCGGCTGCAACCGCCCGGGTGGATTGGGTTATGAGCCCGTCGCCCGGTGATGCCCTTGTCTGTTTTGTAAAAAAGGCGGTACCGAGGTAGAACATTATCTTCGTCCCCCTTTTGTCAGGTTGAAGACCCTGGTACCGCCAAGACAACACTCAGCTTTCTTACTTCCTGGTACCACGCTGGCTACGTGATTGGGTTGTAGCGCCAGATGCTTATCTTCTGGTTACCTCTAAGGGCTGCAATTCACCACAACTGCAAGCGCACTCCTCCGTTTCACACCTGTCACCCATAACTGGTAAGTGAAGGAGTGCGCTTGCATGTTGTGCCCTGAAAAGGCTGGCGGTTGCCGGAAATACACGGGAAAACACCGGGCCGCCAGAACAGGGATGTACTTCTTATTGCTTTGGCCTGCTTTTATCCACATCAGGCGCGGTGGTAGGTATCTTCGGGCGGGGTGCCAGTGACTAGCTGGCAACCCTACGGTGTTTCATAGCTGGTGCCAGTGGGTTGGACTGGACCGTGTTCACCAGGTGAGCGCGCTGGATTGGTAGTCACTCCAAACCGCAACCCCTCCCGAAGATACCTGTCAGCGAATCATCCGGTAATTCATACGCCACCGGCGGCTACTTCGTGGGCGTCCTACCTGTTCGCTGTCATTGAAATGATATTGCTACTTAAAGTAGTAAAAATCAACTACAGAAAGTAGAAATATCAGGTAAACTAAACCTATTTCACTTAACCAACTGAATTAAAAGATAAAATATTATATTTTGAGTTTGTGGTATGATTAAAAAACACCAGGCGGGGGATAAGAAATGGGTTACGGTGAGGATAAGGCAGGATTGATAGTCAACGCATTGGGTTTGGCCGTGGTTGATCTGATAGCAGCAGGAGTACCGATCACGAAAGATAACTTAGTCGAACAACTTGTGCGTAACCAGCAAGATGCCACCAAAGTGATAGAGAAGAAGACAAACAGGGATGCTGCTGAACTGGTGAGAAAAGGACAATAAAAAACCCGGCATACACACCGGGTTAATAGTTAATCAAATTTAATATTTACTGCAATTAAAGAGTAATCATCAATAGGCCCTTTCAACTCAATACGTCTCTTCAAGCTGGTGGCAAATCTACAAGCATTAGATAACGTGTTATCTGAAAATCTAGGCCTTGCTTCCCAAATATTGTGTGATCCATCAGACATTATAAAAAGCGATAAAATACCGTTCTCTAATGGCAACTCTGATGTAGGGATGCACAGTGCTTGATAATCAAGAACTATATTGGCAGATAAAGCAGTGGTGATAATGTTTTTACCTTTAGCATGCTTTAGCTGCCGGGCAGTAAACACACCATCATCGATTAACATCTGATGCTGTGTGTGATCCTTAGTTATCTGCTTCAATTTATTACTTTGTTTAACGTATACTCTGCAATCACCTGAATGACCAATAGTTAATCCACTACTGTCCACATGGCATACGGTTAATGTTGTTGCTGCTGATACTAATGATTCATCATTTGATGAGAGGGCTGTTATATCACGTCTGATCGAAGTGAATAGTTTACCTATGTTATCAACTTTGATTTCTTCCGAAAGTTTAGAGAGGCTCATAATTGCAGCTGACGAAGCTTCATGTCCGCCCTTGTATCCACCTACACCATCGGCAATTGCCATAAGATATCCATCGTTGACCTGCTTAGGGTGTAAAACAGAATCTTGGTTCTCTCTTTCCAAGCTTTTGGGCATTGAAAAAACAGCTGATGATAAGATGGAAATCATTGACGAGCTTCCTCTAATTCTTCAATGGCATTGAGAATTTGCTCGACACTCAAAAATCTTTTATTGAGCTGCCGATGGGTACATCTGTTTACTATATCATCAAACCCATTGATATTTAAATCTTCTATCAATATTCCTAACGAGAAAATATCAGACTGTTTAGAGTATCCGTTAAGAAAAACACCATGATCAAAATACTTCGGTGTGCGTGGATACTGCCCAATTTTCGTTAAGAGCTGAGTATTTGCATCAGGTGCAACATTTTTAGCAAGGCCAAAGTCAGAGACTTTATATACACCATCTGGAAATTTTAGAACGTTTAATGGTTTGATATCACGATGCAAGTATCCCTTTTGATGGATCCAGCCGACTGCATTAAGAACCATTTTTACGATGTTGATTTTTTCAATTTCTGTTAGTGTTCCTTTTTGTATCTCGTCATGCAGATTAGACTCTGCGAGCTCCATCACAAACCATGGTTGTGCAGCCTGAAGATTGCATATAAAAATTTGCACGATGTTAGGGTGCAAACAATCTGCTTGGTATCTAACTTCGCGTTCAAATCTAGTAAAAAGGTCCGGATCGGAAGCATCCGGACGCAAAACTTTTCTGGCATATAATCCGCAAAAATAGTGCCTTGTATTATAAAGTTTAATTTTTTCAACTAAACCAAAGCTTCCAGCGCCTAGAGATTCAATTGGCTCGATCAAATAGCTTGCACGCTCTTCCATGTAACACACCCTTAAAATCTAGTAAGGAATACGCTTGTGGTGTTTGCAAATTCTAAGATCTTTGTGATCTCAGCAATTTTCAGAGTTTATTATATTTTATTGACTCATGAATCAATGCCTTACCCATAACATAAAGCTGGTCTTGGGACTTTTCATCGATATACCACTTCTCGTATGCAGGGTTATCAGACAGAACAGCCAACTTATCACCCTGCATTTGCAGGCGTTTAACGTGGAAAGTCTTACCGTATATGAAAGAGTAAACGCCGTCGGTCTGGAAGTGACGAACTGAGATATCGACGAACAGGCGATCACCCGAAACGAGGGTAGGGGACATACTGTCGCCGTTAACGGTCATGACCTTCACATCTTCTGGATCGCGATTTCCAAAAAGTACTCTGGCATGTTCAGTAGTGAACTCGATGGCGTAGAGCACTTCAACATGATCCGAAAGCATGTAGGTACCTGGGCCGGCACTAACCGCTAGATCCAAAACCTCTACGCGGTATACGTTAAGATTTTCAGGTGAGCTTTTGCTCTCCATCTTCTTACCATCTCCCTTATCGCCAACACCATACTCTAGATATGAAGCTGATGATCCCAGCGCCATAGCAAGCTTATTCATTACTTTAGCACGAGGTTTTGCCGCACCGATTGTGTACCGGCGCACCATCTCATATGTCACGCCAGTTAGACCCGTGAGCTGAGTAACAGATATACCTCTGTCAGCCATTAACTCACTCAGTCGTTTAGCGAAATCAGGGTGTTTTTGTTCTTCTACCATAGGTAGAAGATTACGCACATAACACGAAGTAGTCATTTCTATTTTAAGTAGTTGCTATTTTCTACTTTAAGTAGCATTATTCCTCTACACTTTAGAGGAGCCGTATATGTCATCTCAAAATCTCACCGAGAAAGCTGTTAAAGCAGCGGGGAAATCTCTATCTGAGGTAGCCCGGCGCTTTGGTTTCAAATCAACACAATCCGTCGCTAATTGGGTGATTAATAATCAAGTTCCATCTGAAAGAGTTTTACAACTCTGTGAGCTTGGTTGCTGGTCAGTGACCCCTCATGAATTGAGACCAGATATTTACCCAAATCCTAGCGATGGTCTTCCTGAAGAACCCTTAAAAACTAACGTGTCGGCTGCATAAGAGTAACCACATAAAAATGGGGGTAACCGTGGGTAAAGAACCTGAATGGAAAATCGAACGTCAGCCTAGTTGGCTGGTGGCCGCAATTAAAAAGACCATTACCGATCTGCCTGGTGGTTATGCTGAGGCGGCAGAGTGGTTGGGAGTAACAGAAAACGCACTATTTAACCGTCTACGCGTAGATGGCGATCAGATCTTCCCTATGGGTTGGGCAATGGTGCTACAGAAAGCTGCGGGCGTTAGCTACATAGCTGATGCGTTTTCTCGTCAAACAGATAACGGGATCCACATTCCAGGCGCGGCGCCAGAGATAGAGAACGAGGAGATTGGTTTAAAGCTGGCTGAACTGGTGGGAAGACTCGGGGATCTGGTCAACGCATATCGTCGATATATCGATGATGGTGTGGTTGATAAAGGGGAATGGGACAGTCTGAACGAAATAGCGTACCAGTTCCGGGTAACGCTTATGACATTTTTGAACCTGATATCACGTGTTTATTGCCTTCCAGAAAAGAGTGACGCCCGCGAGTGTGCAGCTCCGGGCGCCGTGGCGTGTCGTATCAGTGGAGAAACTAACGCATGAACAGTTTAACGGTAAAGAACCGCATACCGCAACTACGTGCATTCCCTGTTCAGGGTTACATCATGTTTCGGTATGAGCGCATGGTATCAGGCCGCTGGGTTCCCTGTAACCACAGTCGGGCGATGGCAATTGTGGGGGTATGGCGCCGTAGAGGGGAATCCTTATGCGAGAACTTAACCGATGGTTCAAAGACCACTACGGCATCCCGGTTCGCGTTATCAGATGGGAGCCGGAAACCCGCCGCGTTATCTACCTGCGTAAAGGCTATGAGCATGAGTGTTTCAGCCCGCTTGAGCAGTTTCAGCGAAAGTTCAGGGAAATAGAGGGCGACTATGAGCACTAAATTGACAGGCTATGTATGGGATGCCTGTGCAGCGTCAGGAATGAAGTTGTCCAGCGTGGCCATCATGGCGCGCCTGGCTGATTTCAGCAATGACGAAGGTGTCTGCTGGCCTTCCATCGAAACAATTGCGAGACAGCTTGGTGCAGGCGTCAGCACTGTCAGAACGGCAATAGCGAAGCTTGAAGCCGATGGCTGGTTGTCACGCAAAGCGCGGCGACAGGGCAACCGAAATGCCTCCAATGTTTATCAGTTGAATGTGGCAAAACTCCAGACAGCTGCATTCGCTCACCTGTCAGATTCTGACCCGTCAAAATCTGACGCATCAAAATCTGACCCGTCAAAATTTGAGCCCTCAAAATCCGGTCAGAATGGCGGTTTTCACCCGTCAGAATCTGGCGGGGATCCGTCAGTAAATTCAACTACTGATCCATCAGGTAAAAAACCTTCTTGTCCGGTTGCGTCGCAACCAGACCCTGAAGTTGCGATCACTGATAACGCCATTCTGGTTTTAACCCATTTGAACCAGGTCAGCGGCTCCCGATATCAGAAGTCTAAAACCTCGCTGGAAAACATTCGTGCTCGTCTGCGTGAAGGTTACAGCGTTGCTGACCTGCAACTGGTTATCGACCTGAAACACGAGCACTGGAACGGCAACGATGAGCAGTACCAGTACATGCGTCCTGAAACACTGTTTGGCCCGAAAAAATTTGAGGGGTATCTGCAAAGCGGGATCCGCTGGGACAAAAAGGGGCGTCCGCCACGTGAATGCTGGGGCGAAAAGAAACATGACCCAATGAAGATCGGTCCGGTTGATACCAAAATTCCAGAAGGGTTCAGGGGATGATGACAAACAAATATTGCCAGGCGCTGGCGGAACTACGTAGCAAACCAGCCCACGAACTGAAAGAGGTTGGCGATCAATGGTGTACTCCGGATCTGTTGTTTTGGGGGATCAACGCAATATTCGGACCGTTGGTTCTGGATCTGTTTGCTGACGACGATAACGCAAAGTGCCCGGTCTGGTACACCGCCGAAGATAACGCGCTGGTGCAGGATTGGTCGGAAATGCTGGAGTCAATCGGCGGGGCTGCATTCGGTAATCCACCCTATAGCCGCTCTCAGTACCACGAGAAGCTGGCGATCACCGGCATGACCCACATCATGGATCACACAATGGAGATGCGTGAAAAGGGTGGGCGTTACGTGTTCCTCATTAAAGTGGCGACAAGTGAAACATGGTGGCCTGAAGATGCCGATCACATCATGTTTATTCGCGGTCGCATTGGTTTCGATCTCCCTGTGTGGTTTGTTCCTGCTGACGATAAGCAGAAACCCACAGGTGCTTTCTTTGCTGGCGCCATTGCAATCTTCGATAAGTCATGGCGCGGCGAGCGTTTCAGCTACATCAGCCGTACCGATCTGGAGGAAAAAGGGAAGGCGTTTATGTCGCTGGTCACATTTGCCGCTGGTAAGACCCGCCAGGCAGAAACAGTACAGCCACCTGCGCCGCTGACATTACCAGAAGTCGAATCGCGTATCTGGCCTCTCGAGGTTGGTCTGGTGTTTAACCAGGTGGATGGCGTTGACGCCCTGACTGAGTCACAGCAGAACAAGCTGAAAGGCAATATCAATCAGCTATGGCTTGAACGTATGCCCACCAGCGAGATCATTGCCGTTGCTTCTGCTCAGATGGTCAACATTCTGGAGGAAAGCGCGTGAAAGAAATTCTCACGGCTCGCCAGCAGCATGTACTGGAGACCTTGATCAGCTTTCAACGCGAGCATGGCTATCCTCCAACCAATACAGAACTTTCGGGGCTGCTGGGATGCAGTTCCCCAAATGCCGCTGCGGATCATCTGCGCGCACTGGAGAGAAAAGGGGCTATCACCCTGACGCGTGGTGTTTCGCGGGGAATAGCCATCAACGATCAGGAGAACGCTGCTGATGCAGATTCCCTGCTGCATGCGCTTGTGAATGGTGAGGATGGTGCGAAGGACCGCGCAATCGCCTATCTCAAGAACAAGGGGATCCGGCTATGAAACTGGTGCTGCCGTTTCCTCCAAGTGTGAACACATACTGGCGCGCTCCGAATAAGGGGCCGCTTGCTGGTCGTCACCTGATAAGTGCCAAAGGTCGCCAGTTCCAGTCGTCAGCATGTGCGGCAATCATTGAACAACTGCGCATGCTCCCTAAGCCGTCATCGTCACCGGCGTCTGTTGAAATAATCCTGTTCCCGCCGGACAACCGGCTCAGGGATCTGGATAACTACAACAAAGCGCTGTTTGACGCTCTTACCCATGCGGGGATCTGGGAGGACGACAGCCAGGTAAAAAGAATGCTGGTGGAGTGGGGGCCGATTATCCCAAAGGGGAAAGTGGAAATCACTATCACCAAATTTGAACCGGGGGCGGGTGCAGCCGCCTGATAAGTGGAGAGCAATTATGAGTCAGTTAACAACCGAGGCGTTAACCATGTCCAGCAGTGATATCGCTGATTTAGTGGAATCACGTCATGACCACGTTAAGCGCTCAATTGAACGGCTGGCAGAGCGCGGTGTTATTAAACTCCCCCCGATGGGGGAAGTTAAAAATCACCTCAATCAGTCGGTAGCCGTCTACCTGATAGGAAAGCGGGACAGTTATGTGGTTGTGGCTCAGTTGTCGCCTGAATTCACTGCGCGGCTCGTTGATCGATGGCAGGAACTGGAGCAGGCGCAACAGCTGGCGATCCCTCAGTCATTCTCAGAAGCACTTCGGCTTGCCGCCGATCTGGCGGAGCAAAAGCAGAAACTAGCCACTGAACTGGCAGCCGCGGCGCCAAAGGTGGAATTTGTCGATCGCTACTGTTCTGCCAGTGGATCAATGTCATTCCGCCAGGTGGCAAAATTACTTAAGGCAAAGGAAAACGAGTTTCGCCTGTTTCTGATTGATCGCGGCATCCTTTACCGCCTGGGCGGTACGCTTACACCGATGGCGGCGCACATCGATGCTGGACGATTTGAGGTTAAGACGGGGACCTCTGTCACTTCAAACCACGCGTTCAGCCAGGCGCGGTTTACGGCTAAGGGGGTGCGCTGGATCGGCGGTCTATGGGCGGAACATATTGCTAAGGGGCAGGCAGCGTGAGGGCTTTGCTGACACCTGAAATAGCCCACCGAATGGGGGTTGTGCTTTTCCGTCCCGGCGCTGAACTGATGCCGCTATTCATGCGCGGTCGGGTCTTGCTCGAGCCAGAACCTGAAAGCATGGCCTCTTACAATACAGGTCCTGTGCCGGCAGCGGTTCAACCCCTGGCGGACGATCCGGTAATGAGTGAGATATTCGAGGATCATCGCGTTATACAGCGCGCTGGCGGATTGTCTTCGCTTGATACCTGGCTAAATGAAAAGTTCGAATGCCAGTGGCCCCATTCAACATGGCACGACAAGAATTTCACGATAATGCGGCATAAGCCAGGGAGCATCCGGCTGTGCTGGCACTGCGACCACACCCTCGCTGGTCAATACACGGAACAGCTCGCAGGTATAGCCAGCAAAAACCTGGTATCCTGGATTATGTCAGTCATCCGCACGGATTTAGGTTTTCCAGAGTCGCATGTACTGACCCTCCCGGAGCTGTGCTGGTGGATGGTCAGAAATGATCTGGGCGATGTTATTCCTGAAAGTGTTGCGCATAAGGCGCTGAGACTGCCGGCTGAAGAACCGAAATCGATCATGCGAGAAAGCGATATTGTGCCTTCGTTACCGGCCACCAGCATTGTGCAGGAGAAGGCGAAGAAGGTACTGACACTCAGGATTGATCCGGAATCGCCGGAAAGCTTCATGCTACGCCCGAAGCGGAGACGCTGGGAAAATGAGAAATACACGCGCTGGGTGAAGGCCCAGCCGTGTGCCTGCTGTGGTACGCAGGCAGTTGATCCGCACCACCTGATAGGCCACGGTCAGGGCGGCATGGGGACAAAAGCGCATGACCTCTGGGTGTTGCCTTTGTGCAGAAAGCATCACGACGAGCTACATGCGGATACCGTGGCATTTGAAGAGAAATACGGCTCGCAGCTGGAGCTGATATTTCGTTTTATCGATCGCGCGCTTGCAATTGGTGTGCTGGGTTAAGTGGAGAAAAAAATAATGACGCCTCGTCAAAAACGTTCGCATCGGGCAGCGCTGGAAAAGGCAGCGATAGCGCCGCGCAAAAGCTGGCTGGGGAAAAGCATGCTCCTGACCGATATCCAGTCTGGATGGATCAAATCTCTTCTCACTGTATGGGGTGAAAGCGTTCGCGGTGGAGTAGCTCCCAGAAAACCATGCGGACATTCATGCTGGAACGTAATCAGAGGGAGGAACTGGTCTGATAAAGCGCTCGAGCGTTTTACCGTCGCGTTGAATCAAGCGAGGGATGAGGGATTCCGTGGTGAGCAGGCGTTACGGCGGGCCCGCTTAATTCTCTGGCCCGAGCCGCAGGTCAGTATAATTGATGAGGCTATCAATAGTGATGATGTTGAGTTCGTCGAGGAGTCTGTCCTTCGGGCTTTCGACCTGAACGATCCTGTTTATGTGGTTGGATGCCAGTATTACACCACAAGGAAAAAAATCTCTGACATCACCAGAGAATTGCAGGTTATAGCGCCCTGGCTGACTGATGGAGAGGCCAGAAAACGAGTGCGCTGGTGCCTGGAAATCTTCAGAGCAAAGGTTTTTCTGTCCTCACGAAAGTTATTATCCGAATAGTCGCAAAAGGAATATTTTAGCTATTAGTGCTATTTTTAACTGACAGAGTTGAAAACGGGCCAGGAAGTTAGCTAATGTATTTATGCTTGGCAGAGCTGCGCCACGATGGCAGCGATGAGAAGCGACAATTTGATTATAACGAGAGCCCCGCTAGTCGGGGCTTTTGCTTTCCGGCGATACGACAGGGGTATTCGCGAGGTGCATTGCATCAATACCCCTGTCATATCGTCGAAGATCAATCACTGGCCCAGCGACAGCCTGGGCTATCTGCTGTGAAAATGGGCGGCTGGTGGGTGTTGTAGCACCCGGCCAGCCATCAGCTCATGCTTTCAGGTCACAAGCTAACCAGGGCCCACTGCTTTAGCGCAAAAGCATAGTGAGCCTACCAGAGTTACGCTTACTGATCTATGGAAAATACTGTAAAAATAAACAGTGTTGATTTAATCAACGCTGACTCCCTGCATTACATCGCCTCTCTCCCTGATAACTCCATTGACCTTATCGTTACGGATCCACCTTACTTCAGGGTAAAACCTGAAGGATGGGACAACCAGTGGAAAGGGGATGAGGATTTTTTACGCTGGCTTGATGAATACCTGGCTGAGTTCTGGCGGGTTCTGAAACCCGCCGGTAGCCTTTACCTGTTCTGTGGGCATCGCCTTGCATCTGATATTGAAATCATGATGCGGGAGCGGTTCAGTGTCCTTAATCACATCATCTGGGCAAAACCTTCCGGTCGCTGGAATGGCTGCAACAAAGAAAGCCTGCGGTCATATTTCCCGGCGACTGAGCGCATTCTTTTCGCTGAACATTATCAGGGCCCGTATAAGCCCAAGAGTGATGGATACGCGGAGAAAAGTAACGAGCTCAAACAGCATGTACTGACACCGCTGATTTCGTATTTCCGTGACGCGCGTGAATCGCTGGGGGTTTCCTCTAAGCAGATTGCCGATGCGATCGGGAAAAAGAACATGGTGTCCCACTGGTTCGGTGCATCGCAATGGCAACTGCCAGGCGAAGCGGATTACCAGAAACTACAGGAGTTGTTCACCCAGGTTGCATTCGAGAAGCATCGAAGCAACGAGCTCGACACACCACACCACCAGCTGGTGGCCACGTGGCATTCGCTGAACCGGAAGTATTCAGAATTGCTGGAAGAGTATAAGTCTCTCCGGCGGTTCTTTTCTGTTTCAGTCTCTGTTCCTTTCACCGATGTCTGGACGCATAAGCCGGTTCAGTTTTACCCCGGCAAACACCCATGCGAAAAGCCAGCAGACATGTTGCAGCAGATCATCAACGCCAGCAGCAGGCCGGGTGATGTTGTGGCTGATTTCTTCATGGGATCAGGTTCGACAATTAAAGCGGCTATGACGCTGGGGCGACGGGCAATCGGTGTTGAGCTGGAAACAGAGCGATTTATTCAGACTGTGGAAGAAATCCGCGAACTGAATAAGACATAACGATCATCACGTCAATCCCGCTGTGGTGATCATCATCTTCAGGCTCCGGGAATCACCTTCTTCTTTTCACTTTTACATAAGAGCCCGGAAGCCTGATCTCTTTCAATCACACACAGCGCCATCCGAACTATCGGAGGTGAGGCCTATGAAAATGCCATACAAACAAGATTTCATCGCTGCGCTACTTGCCGCTAAGGAGCAGGGTATTGGTGCAATGCTGGCTTTTATTATGGCGTACCTACGTGGTCGCTATAACGGTGGCGCCAAGATGAAGACGCTAATTGATGCGCTGATGTGCGCGATGATCGCCTGGTTTATTCGTGACCTGCTCGACTTCTCCGGATTGAGTAGCAACCTCGCATACATTGCTAGCGTCTTTATTGGATACATCGGCACCGATTCGATCGGCAACCTGATTAAAAAATTCGCAGCCAAAAAGGCGGGAGTTGACGATGCAAACCAGTCCTGACGGCATTGCGCTGATAAAAAAATTCGAAGGTTGCCGGCTGTCCGCCTATCCAGATCCGGGAACAGGCGGCGCACCGTGGACGATTGGCTACGGCTGGACCTACCCGGTAGATGGCAAGCCAGTAAAGCCTGGAATGACTATCGACCAGACCACTGCTGATCGGCTGCTGAAAACGGGGCTGGTGAGTTATGAAAACGATGTGCTGAAACTGGTCAGAGTGAAACTGACACAAGGCCAGTTTGATGCGCTGGTATCGTTCGCTTACAACGTTGGCTCGCGTGCGCTATCAACATCCACGCTGTTGAAGAAATTGAACGCTGGCGATATCAAAGGCGCTGCAGATGAGTTTCTGCGCTGGAATAAAGCTGGTGGAAAAGTTATGCCGGGGCTCACGAATCGCCGCAAGGCTGAGCGTGATGTGTTCCTGTCATGATGGGCATCCTGGAGAAATACTGGAAACCACTGGTGATGATGTTGCTGGTGGCCACCGTATTCATTGCCGGAAATGTCTGGAGTGATCGGGGTTGGGAAAAGAAGTGGGCAGAACGCGACAGCGCTGAGTCGTCACAGACAGTGAACGCGCAGACCGCCGCCCGCATGATTGAGCAAGGGCGCATTATTGCCCGAGATGAGGCTGTTAAAGATGCACAAGCGAATGCCGCCAAAGCTGCTGCCACTGCTGCTGGCCTGTCTGCCACTGTTAACAAGCTGCGCACCGAAGCAACAAAACTTGCCACCCGCCTGGACGCCGCAAAGCACACCGCAGATCTTGCCGCTGCCGTCAGAAGCAAAACAGCCAGAGCCGACGCCGGAATGCTCGCCGACATGCTCGGAGATATTGCAGCAGAAGCTAAACGTTATGCTGCAATCGCTGACGAACGCTACATTGCAGGAGTGACTTGTCAACGTACATATGAATCCTTAAGGCAAACTAAAAGTGTATTGCAGAGGGATGAATCAAAATAAAATTCATCAATTAACATAAAAACATGTGCAGTAGCAGAGTGTTACTGCCTTACAAAACTATATCTTGCTATGTAGTGTTAATCATGCGTTAATGGGGCCCTGGTTTGTTACAAATTTATCTGAAGCAGTCACTGTAATAATTTTATTATTTGTTCCTATTGAGATTTCCTTGTCGGCTTTTTCTCTCTGATAATTTTTTTCGGACCATTCTGCCCAAGGGCTTACTCAAAAAAGGTAATGATTATGTCTAACAAAATGACTGGTTTAGTTAAATGGTTCTGAATCGCCACGGATAATCTAGACACTTCCGAGCCGTTGATAATACTGGTTTTCAT